GATAGGTGTCTACCTCGTTCTAAGGCTCAGTCTTTATCTAAAGGTGAAAGAGCTTCAACAGCCAAGAAAAAGAAGAGGGCTGGCTCAAAAGGTAAGACTGTAGTATCGAATACACCAAAGGCAAAAGTAAGATTTCGTCATGGTGGGTTAGCTAGGAGAAAAAGAAAATGAATAGATCAAATTTAATGAAACTTATGACAACTGGAAATTTTAAAAATAAAAGAGATCAGGAAGAGGTTTCTAGAGCTATAGCATCTGGACAAATTCCCGCACCAAAAACTTTAAAAATACCTCCACCCCAACCAAATATTAAAAAGGGTGGAAAGAGTGGAAGGTCTACTGGTGGTTTAGTACGTGGTATGGGAGCAGCTACAAAAGGTGCTGGTAAAGGACCTTGGGCATGACAGAAGAAGAGAAACAACTTAGAGAAGAATACTTTGACGGGCCTGCATCTGATCAAATGAGTTTAGATCAGTTTTTGCTTTCAAAAGGATTTGACCCAAAGAAAAAAGGGGTAGAAGGTAAAAAGTTCGGTGGTGGTCTAGCTAGACGTAAACGTTCCATAGCTAGAGGTTGTGGTAAAGTAATGGAAGGTAGAAGGAAACAAACCTTGTACACATAGGGGATAAACATGGCTACATCAGGAACTACAGCTTTTGACATGGACTTCACAGAGATCGCTGAAGAAGCATGGGAACGTGCTGGTAGGGAGATGCGTTCAGGTTATGATTTAAGAACTGCTCGCAGGTCTATGAATCTTATGACTATTGAATGGCAGAACAGAGGGTTAAACCTATGGACGATAGACCAACAAACTCAAGCACTTACAGCTGGTACTTCACAGTATACGTTAATGACTGATACAATAGATCTATTAGATCATGTAATACGTACAAATGCTGGTAATTCTGCAACACAATCTGATCTCACCATAAGTCGTATAGGTGTGAGTACCTACGCGTCTATACCAAACAAGTTATCACAAGGTAGGCCAATACAGATATGGATAGAACGTTTGAGAGATGCTCCTAGAGTTAACTTATGGCCTGTACCAGACAATAATACTTATACACTTGTTTACTGGCGTATGAGAAGAATAGAGGACGCAGGCAACGGTGTTGAAACTGCAGACATGAATTTTAGGTTTTTACCTTGTCTAGTTGCTGGTCTAGCTTATCATATAGCTATGAAAGATCCTGATTTGGTAGCTAGAGTACCTATATTAAAACAAGCTTATGATGAACAGTACAGCCTAGCCGCAGGTGAAGATAGAGAGAAAACTTCGGAGCATTTCGTGCCGAGAGTAAATAGGATTTGATATGGGAAGATTCGCATCTAGTGCTAGAGCTATTGCTATATGCGATGTTTGTGGGTTTCAGTACCAGCTAAACGAATTACGAGAAACCACAGTCAGAGGACGTAGAACTAATATATTAGCCTGTACTGAATGTTGGGAACCAGATCATCCACAGAATGAATTAGGTAGATTTCCTGTAGATGACCCTCAAGCAATACAAAATCCAAGACCTGACTTTGCAGAACTAAATGCTAGTAGAAATTTTCAATGGGGATGGAACCCTGTTGGTGGTGGTAGTGATGACACTCTAGCCCCTAACAATTTAAAAGCTTTATCTTCTGTAGGTTCTGTGACTGTAATAGTTGCAGCAAGTTCAGATACTGTTAATGTAACTGGTATCATTGCAACAAGTTCAGTTGGTTCAGTGACGGTATCAGGCGCAACATCTGCTCCTTCTTTTGACAGCACATCGGTTACATTGGATTCAACAACAGATACATTTGATGAAGGATAGAAAATGGCAAAACAAATTGTAGGTATAGGTAGTAGCGCAAATGATGGCACAGGAGATACTCTACGAGTAGGTGCTGATAAAATAAATGATAATTTTAATGAAATATATGCTGCTTTAGGAAATAGTTCTAATGTACTAACTGATATTATAGATGCTAATGGTGTTATAGATGTTAGTTCTGGGGCTAACAAAATAGTATTTTATTATGCAGCTTTAAGTGATTTACCTAGTGCAAATACATATCATGGTGCAGTAGCCCATGTTCACGCTACAGGAGGTTTGTATTTTGCTCATGGAGGAGCATGGATTAGAGTAAATGATGAAACATCAGGGCCTGTTACTAAGTATACAGCTGGTGTAGTAGGTACTTCTGCTTACACGTTTACAGGGCCAGGAGCCACTTCTGGTAACAACCCAAATTTTACTTTTTATAAAGGGCATACTTATCTCTTAGATAATTCTTCTAACGTGGGTAGCCATCCTTTAAAAATAAGGACTTCCGCTGGGGGTTCTGACTTTACTACAGGTGTAACAGAGAACTATAATTCTACCACTGGCTTGACACAATTTATTGTACCACACGAACCTTCTGATACATCTTTAGTATATCAATGCAGTGTCCATGGTAGTATGGTAGGAAATATAACGATAATATAATGATAAAAATAAACAGCGAGGAAAGAGAATGGCGTATTTACAAAGCAACATACCTTATTTTAAGGCATGGGTAAGAAGGGAGTACACTTGTAATTTTGAAAGATATCATGGAGAATTTTTACACGCAATGGTAGTAGCAGTTACATCAATGCCTAAGAGAACGCTAAGTTTTCAGGTTATATTTACGGGTTGTGAATCAGATGATACTGATGAGCAGAACGTGCATGGTGGTGCTATGTGGGCTAGACTACCCTTGACAGCTCTTGTAGCTGACACCCCTTATGACGAATGGCCTACAGAGTTACCACCATACTTAGCACAACCTTGGGATTGTATGTCTCATCACCACACAGTTTACAAGATAGAGAGGGCCACACCTGCTCCTTGGATTGCAAAAGTGGATGGAACATTCTTTCCTGCTAAATATTATTTTACAGTGGATTATACTGATAGTGAAGTAGCTGATGACCCTGCACAACATAAACAAAGTCATGTACTTGAATTATTAGATGCAGGAGAGTATACTGGTAATATTGTTGCTTTACCCAACAATAGGATTCGGGTTACACACCCTGCGTGGTTTGAAACAGGTCAAGGAGCACCAGACTTTAAACCAAACCAACATATTTATAACTCTAAAGAAGACGTAGATTATATCTGGGATATTGGTCGAGTCTTCAACAACCTATATAAGGAGCCTACTGATGATGAAGAAAAAGGGATATAAAAAAGGGGGTAGTTTCCCCGATCTAAATAAAGATGGTGAAGTAACACAGGCTGACATACTAAAAGGCCGTGGTGTAGAAGGATTTATGGGTGGTGGAATGCCCATGAAGAAAAAAGGCTATGCGATGGGCGGAGCTACAAAAAAAGGCTACTCTATGGGTGGTAAAACTAAAGGTGGCACAAAAGGTGGAAAAGTTCGTGGAGCAGGTATAGCTAAAAAAGGTGTAAGACCAGCAAAAATGAGATAAGATATGGACTATGCATCATTAAAAACTAATATAAAGGAAATAGCAGAGCACTCTTTTTCGGATGCGCAACTTGCTTTGTTCACGCAACAATCGGAACAAAAGATATATAATCTTGTTCAGTTTCCAGCAATAAGAAAAAGTGTTGATGGTACGTTAACCAATGCTAATAAGTTTTTAGCGTTACCTCCAGATTTTTTATATAGCTACAGTCTAAGTGTTACGGATGCTAATGGTGGTGTTCATTATTTACTTCACAAAGACCAAAACTTTATAAGGGAAGCATATCCAAATCCTAGTACAACTGCTTTTCCACAACATTATGCTTTTTACAATGATGATTACATGATATTAGGTCCAACTCCTAATTCTAATTATGCTACAACTTTACATTATGGGTATTATCCAGAATCTATAGTGACAGCTAATACAACTCCTTGGATAGGAGAGGAATTTGATTCTGCACTTCTTAATGGGGCTTTAGTGGAAGCTGCTAGATTTATGAAGTCAGAACCAGATATAGTAACTATGTATGACAAAGAGTTTGCTCAATCCATACAGTTACTTAAAAACCTTGCCGATGGTAAACTAAGACAAGACGCTTATCGGTCAGGACAATATAGTATAAAACCAAAATAAAGAGGGAAAATGTTCACTGGTTCTTTAAATATGCCAAATACTTTTAAGGTACAAGTAAACGTGACTAATAACAGAGGGTTTACTCCAGAGGAAATTGCTAGTAGGTGTGTAGAACAAATTTTAGAGATTTCGGATACAGCACCTCCTGCTATAAAAGAACAAGCGTTAGAATATAAAAATAACTTAACGCAAATAATAACGCATTATATAAAAGAAGCTGTTCAAAGTGACAGAACTACTGTATATAATGCTATTAAAGATTCTGGAAACGAAACTTTAGCTGAACATATAAGGAGATTGTAATGGCTTTCAGTGGAAATTTTTTAGCTACCCAGTTTAAAATAGATTTATTAAAGGGTACTCATAACTTTACAAATGGTTCTGGTAATACATTTAAACTTGCCATGTACACCAATAGTGCTGTGGCATCTGACTATGGTGGGTCTGGTTCTACAATGAACGGTAGTGTAACAACTTACCAAACAAACAATGAAGTGAGTGGTAGTAATTATTCAGCAGGTGGTGGCACGTTAACAAATGTTACACCAACAGCTCCTGGTGGAGGTACGACTGCAACAACTAGTTTTAGTAATTTAACCTTCTCAAATGTTACTCTTACAGGTTCAAATGCTGCCAGAGGAGCTATAATTTACAATAGTTCACAGTCAAATAAAGCTGTTGCCATATTAGATTTTGGATCAGATAAATCTGCATCAGCAGGTGACTTTCAGATAGTATTTCCTACTAACAATGCTACTAATGCCATAATAAGAATAGCTTAAAATAGGAGGCAAATATGGCTCTTGTTGTAAAGGATCGTGTCAAGGAATCAGCTTCAAATCCTGGAACAGGAACAGTAACATTATCTGGAGCCGTAGCTGGTTTTAGATCGTTTGGAGATATAGGCAGTGGTAATACTACTTACTATGTTATATTTGATGTTGCCAACAGTTTATTTGAAGTAGGTGAAGGAACTTATACTGATAACACTGGAGGTGGGGGTAACAGAGAGTTAGCAAGAAATGAAGTATTACAAAACTCTTCAGGTAATACTAGTAAAATAAATTTTACTGGTTCTGTAGAAGTTTTTGTAGCTCTACCCGCATCTAAATCTGTACATAAAAATAATACAGATAATCTAGAACTTACAGGTGACTTTACTATAACTTCAGGTAGTGCGACTGACCAGATTGTAATGAAAAATACAAATACAGGTACAGATGCTGCTCCTGACTTAGTTTTGTGGCGTGATTCCGCTTCTCCTGCAAATTCAGATTCTTTAGGTAGAATAGATTTTCGTGGTGAGGATGATGGTAGCACTGCTAGGAATTATACGTCTATTGAATCAAAAATAGTAAATGTAGCAGCTAGTACACCTACTGGGGCTATACATTTTAAAACTTTGAATGCAAGCACT